CTATATAGGTTTTGATGAGTTTGATGTAGAATCATATAAGAATTGTGATATAGCATTTAAAAAAGCAATAGGTAGAATGAGAGGTGCAGAAGATTGTCAGATGTTTATTGTATCTACTCCTGAGGGTTATCACTATTGCCACAAGATATTTGTAGAAGATAATAATGATGATAGATTGTTAATTCATGGTAAGACAAGAGATAATACTTATCTGCCTGAGAATTACATTAAACTGCTTGAAAGCAACTATGATGAAAAGATGCTACAAGCATATATGGAAGGTCAGTTTGTTAATTTAAGTAGAGGAGCAACTTATTATGCTTTCAATAGAGAACAGCACACAGCTGAAGTATCCTATAACAGTAGATTGCCCATCAGAATTGGAATGGACTGGAATGTTGACCCATTATCAGCAGTCATCTTCCAAGTCTACAAACAAAAGCCTTTTATTAGAGTGGTCAGAGAGATTGCCTTATACCATAGAGGTGAAGGAGATTTAATGACACAAAGAATGTGTGATGAAATAAGAAGAATGTATCCTAATCAGGTGTATTATGCTTATCCTGATGCAACAGGTAGTTCAAGACATTCATCAGCACAATATTCAGATATAGATATAGTTAGAAGAAATGGGATAAGGGTAATGGTAAAACATATTAATCCAAGAGTTGTTAATAGAGTAAATGCTGTTAATAACAACTTATCAAAAGATAATATTATCATTGATAAATCTTGTAAGATGTTAATTGGGGATTTAGAAAAGGTTACTAACAAAGAAGGTAGCAGAGATATAGATAAAAGTAATAAAGAATTGACACACATGTCTGATGCTTTTGGATATGGTGTAGATTGGGAATTTCCAGTAGTTAAACCAGTAATAGGAACACAAGATAGATAATAGGAGCAAGATATGATACCAAACATAGGTGAACTAAGTGTCTTAATGAGTAAATGGGACATTAATCAACAAAGAAAGAACAAGTGGAAGAATAGTAGATACAAAGCACTTGATTACTATAAAGGAAACACTAAAGAATATGTAGGTGATTATTTTAGTGATTCTACATTATCTAAAGTGCCTATTGGTAATGTTAATATAACAAAAAGAATTATAAACAGAATATCACTTGTGTATATGCAATCACCTATAAGAACATATTCAAATGAAGATGTTACTGATTACTTTAATGGTAAAGACCATAAGTTGCAAAGATTAGAAAGAATGACTAACCTATTAGATGGTGTCTTAATTAAGCCTTGCTGGAGGTATAAACAAAATGGGTCTACTTGTATAGAATATGATATTATTATGGATTATGAACCATTATTTGATGATGATCCACTTAATCCTTATGCTTTTGTTTATCCTATTGCAGACAAAGCAGAGGTCTTGGATACTACTCCTGAACAGTTTGCATACTGGGATTCTGAAAATCACTTTATATTTGATAAGAATGGAAAGATGTATACACATGATGATAATCCTGATATGGTTAATCCTTATGGTGTATTACCATTTGTAGAATGCTTTAGAGATGGTAAGCCTGAAACAGATTACTTAGATACTAATGCTTCAACTGATTTAATACAAACAAACTTAGCTATTAATGTAGCAGAAACTAATAAGAATGCTAACATAATGTTCCAATCATTTGGTTATCTGTTTGTTAATGGAGCAGGTATAGATAAAGACACAATGGAGATTGGTCAAGATAAGATTAATTACTTAGGTGTTGATGGTAGTATAAGCATTGTTTCTCCTCCTAATGCAGTTCCAGCACTTGATGAATCCATACAAAGCAGTTATAAGATGTTAGCACAGAACTATCATCTACCTACTTCATTTGTTGAAGGTTCAACTGCTGCTTCAGGTGTAGCACTTAAGCTAAGAAATATGGAACTAACAGATGATAGAAAGTCTGATGTTACAAGATGGAAAGAAGTAGAGCATAAACTATTTGATTTAGAAAGAGTTATTATAGCAGTAGAAGATGGTAAAGATGCAGGTGATTTAGAAGATGTAGACTTTTCTGAAGCAGTAGAAGTTCTTAATGATAAAGAGCAAAGAGAAAAGTGGGAGTGGGAACTTGCACATGGACTTATAGATAAAGCAGATATACTTATGCAAAAGAATCCTGATTTAGATAGAGAAGAAGCATTAGATATACTATTTGAAAAGCAAGACACAGAGATGGAACTTGAAGAAGAAGAACCTGAAGAGCCACAAGAAACAGCAGGTAGTGCATTACTACAAGCATTAGCAAAGCCAGTAGAATAATGGCAGAGTATCAAGGCAAGTCAGTTAAGTTAGATAAACCTTCAAGAATCACTAAAGGTGAAGCTGGATATGGTAGAAAGAAGTTTAAAGTATTTGTTAAGTCAGGTGATAAAGTAAAGAAGGTTATGTTTGGTGACCCTAACTTATCTATTAAAAGAGCAAGTGATGCTAAAAGAAAATCATTTAGAGCAAGACACAAGTGTGATTCTAACAAACCAACAGACAAAACAAAAGCAAGATACTGGTCTTGTAAGTTTTGGCAATCAAGTAAATCAGTAACTGACCTACTAAAGTAATGCCTAACCAAGATAAAATAAATGAAGTTTCTGAACAAGTAACTGCAATACTTGATAAAGCAAAATTAGAATTAACTGAGGATTTGCTTAAATTAAAGGATAAAGTAACACCTGATGAATTTATCCAAGCATTAGAAAAGATGGATTTAAAGGCTATTTTAGATGCAAAAATAAGCAAAGCAAAGCAACTATACATACAACAACACAAAGTAGTATTAGAAGAAACCATACCTTTTGGAGATTTAGATGCCAATAGATGAACAAACATTAGAATCATTCTTATCAGGTAATATATCTGTATTAGATGAGATTATTGGCACAGATGCTTCTGAATTAAAAAACATACTTAATTCTGCTACTATATCAGGTATGCAAACATCAGAGATACTTAATCAAGTTAGTGTAGCATCATCTGCTTCAGGACAAAGAGCAATACTTAATACAAGATTAAATACCTATTCAAGAGTAGCAACTAATACTATGATGAAAGATGCCCCTGCTGATACTAAGTATGTATATGTAGGTCCTATTGATGAAAGAACAAGAGATGAGTGTTTAGAATATGCAAGTGCTGGAGCATTAACAGAAGCACAAATAATTGAAAGTGGTTGGTCAGCTTCATTAGTAGATGGTGGTGGTATTAATTGCAGACATAAGTGGGAGATAGCATCAGATGAAGGTATTAAGTTATTTGAAGGTAAACAAGCACAGCAAGTAATAAAACAAAAGACATTAGGCACAGTTAATTGGAAACCAGCTATGTCAGAAAAAGTAGCTAAAAAATTTGTTAGAAATAGTAGTGTTAAAAAAACTATATATCATGCTACTGGTGTTAAAAATGCAACTAATATTGCAAAAGAAGGTTTTACTTTAAAAAGAAGAACAACAACTGGAAGAATATATGGTGAAGGTGTGTATTTTACTGATAATGTAAGAGATGCTAATTTGTTTGCAGCACAATATGTTGGTCAGCAATCACAGGTAATGGCAATAAAAATAAATGTTGATAAAATGTTTAAATTTCCATCAGGTGTAATGGAAGGTGCTGCATTAAAAGTAAAGATTGATAGTGCAATAACTGGTAATATGCCATTTACAAAAAAAATGACTAAATACTTTCAAGATTTAGGTTATCAAGGAATAATAATACCACAAAGAAATGATATAAATTGGTATGTAGTTTTTGATGAAACAAATATAACAACAATAGGTGGGTGATATGGCAAAAGAAATATCTTGTTTAGATTGTAAGCATTTTGATTTAGGAAATTGGGGAACTTGTAAAGCATATAAAGATGGAATACCTTTTGAAATTGTTTCAGGTGAATTATCACATACAGATAAATTGCCAAATGATAATGGAATTAGATTTGAACCAATAAAGGACACAGATGCTTGATGCTACATTCTTCAGAAGAATAGGACCTAATGTCAGAGATAGATATAGAAAGCATATCTTTCAAGATGCTAAAGATGTA